TCGATGTAGCCTACCGGGCCCCAACTAGGAGACGAACCAGTGAACCTCAACCGACTCAACTCGATGGGTGACCTCCTCGGCCTGTTCAACCAGGCCCCCGGTCAGCCCGTACCCGCCCCACAACAGGCCCCGCAACAGACCACGTTCGACCCGAACGACCCCGCGGTCCAGGCCGCGATGCAGCTAGCCCGACAGCAAGAGCGGGACGCTCGCATCGCGGAGATCGAACGCCTCAAGTCAGAGAACTCGGGCCTCAAGACCCAGGTCACCGACGTGAACTCGCGTCTCGGTGCTCTGGAGAAGCAAGCTCAGCAAGCCGCCGAGCAAGCCAAGGCCGCCGAGATGGCGAAGATGAAACCCGACGAGAAGGTCCAGGCCCAACTACAGGCCCTACAGGACGAACTCAAGCGGTCCCGTGAGGAGCAACAGCGCACCGTCTCGGAGGCCAACAAGCGGGTGGAGGCGTGGCAGATCGAGAGCGAGAAGAACGCCATCATCGCCAAGCACAACGGTCAGGTCGATCCTCTCGCACTCGACACCTCCAGCATTGAGGCGCTCCGCGCTTCGGAGGGTCGGGCTGTCCAGACCTACCAGGCAACCCGACAGCACTTCTTCTCGCAGTTCCAGCAGGAGATGCAGTTCCTCCAGCAGCAGGAGGCATCTCACAACCAGCAGCAGGTTGAGCAGCTTCCGAGCTACCCACCCGGCTACGGTATGCCTACTCCCAACAATGCCGGCTCACCCGCGCCGGCACAGGCCAACGGGGCACCTCCCCAGTTCACTCACCCCCAGATCGACGGCGGCCAGTCCTACGCTGCCGTGCGGCAGATGGCTCACGGTCGCGTCGTGCAACAGGCACCCGCGCCCAACGGCCAGCCGTTCTTCCAACCGCAGTACCCCCAACAGCAGCAGCCAGGGGCAGTCCAGCAACCGCAGGGCTCCCCCACCGGGCCGGTTCAGCCGGCTCACATGCAGCCACAGCAGCAACAGCCGCAGTGGCAGGGACAGCCGCAGCAGCCCCCACAAGGGCAGCAGCAGCCGTTGGTCGCGCCGCTACCGGATCCGAACCGGCAAGCCAGCGACCCCGCCCGCAACCTCACTCAGACTGAGGTCGCAGGTGCCATCGAGCACGCCAGAGCCATCGTGGAACAGCGACGAGGTTCTGGGGGGCTCTCGACTACCTCACGGGCTGCCACGGCAGCCCTACAGGCAGATCGTAAGGCTGGGGGTCATCAACCCAACGTCAACCTCCCCACGCCCACCACCGGGTTTGGGGGTAACCTGATGAATCACCCGATGGCGGCTCCCCGACCGGGGACCGTCTAACCTCACCACCGGCCAAGGGGTAGCCCCCTGGCCCAAGGAGTTCAAAGATGCCAAGCGTTCTGAACACCGCAGCGGCCCAGGGGGCCGGTTTCAACCAGCTTCTCGCGGCAACCCGAGACGTGTTCTCGGCCGAGATCTGGTTCGCTGCACTTCCCATCCTCAAGTTCGACCAGTTCACGACCAAGCGCACCGAGCTTGGTGTGCAGCCCGGCCGCACCATCCAGATCCCGCGCTACGGCAACATCAAGCGCGGCGGTCGTCTCACCGAGGGCAAGCGCCTCAAGACGCAGGCGATGAGTCTCTCGCAGCAGAGCATCACCGTCTACGAGTACGGCAACGCCATCGCGTTCTCGGAGTACCTGCTCCAGACCAGCTTCTACGACCAGCTTGCCGCTGCGTCCATGCTGCTGGGTCGTGACATGGCCGTCGTCCTCGACACGGTGCTGCGCGACGCGATCCTCAACGCCCAGAGCGTCGTGTTCGGCGGTCAGAAAACCGCGCGCAACCTCGTCGTCGCGGCCGACACCTTCGACACCATCGTCATCAAGGATGCGGTCGAGACGCTGGAGACGAACAACACCCCGAAGTGGGCCGGCGATCACTACATCTGCTTCATGCACCCGCACCAGGCGCGGTCCCTGCGTGACGACAACGACTGGATCAACGCCTCGCTCTACAGCGGTGCGACCCAGATCTACACGGGCGAGATCGGCCGCTACGAGGACGTGCGGTTCATCTCCACCACGGTGATGCCCAACGGGGCCAACCCCGCGATCGACCCCGACACGGGTGACTACGTGGACATCGGCTTCGACCCCGACCTCGAACTCGGGGCCGGTGGCAACCAGGTCACCATCTACCAGGCGGTGTTCTTCGGGGAGTACAGCCTCGGACACGCCACCGCGCTCCCCGTCGAGCTACGCGACAACGGGGTCGAGGACTTCGGGCGCGAGCACGGGCTCGCCTGGTACTCCATCTGGGGCCAGAACATCCTCGAAGATGTCAACATCGTGGTCGCGGAGACTGCGTAACCCTCAACCAACCGGCATACCAAGCAAGGTAGAAAGGAAAAGCAGTCATGGCAAACGCAACCAGCAACGCCCGAGTCGATGCTGCGGCCCGTACCCTCACTGACGAGAAGGAGCAGCGCTCCCGTGCAGTGATGGAGGCCGCGGTGATGGCCGACGCCGATACCCTGGAGTGGGTTCGGGACGCTCTCGTCAGCGAGGCGGCCTATCCCCACATGGGCCTCGATGTCTACACCCACGACGGAGGTCTGGAGAACACCACTCCCGCCGCCACCTACGCGAACACCGATGGTGACACGATCACCTTCCAGTTCTTCGACCCCGACGCCGCCGACGACGACCGCGTCATCGGCAGTGCCGCGGATCTCGGCCAGCCCGACCGGCTGTTCACCGAAGTCGTTCACACCCTCGCGGGCGTGACCGCTGGAGCCGCTACGCCGGCCCAGATCGCGGCGTCTCTGAACGGGGACGCGGAGTTCTCCAAGTGGGCCTACGCGGCGGCCGGCGCCATCTCGGCAAACGGCGTCGCCGTGTTCCCTCGTGGGCTTCGCGGCCAGGCGAGGGTCACGGGCGTGTCGGCTGCGGCCGGCATCGTCTACCCCGGCACCACGGTCAAGAACGCGGAGCGCACCTTCACCCGCGTGGGGCCCCTCATGGGCGGATCGGGGTGGGACGTGTCCTACGCCGCTGCGACCAAGACGGTCGTCGTCACCAACAACACGGGCGGCCCGGTCAGCCGTGTCGCCGCGGTCATCCACAACCTCTGATCGTGAACCTCTCGACCGCTGAGGGCCCTTCGGGGCCCTCGGTACATGGAGTCCCTACGTGTCCAAGAACCGCAACAAGAAGTCCGGCGAGTTCACCCCGAAAACCTCCACGGAAGCCGAAGCCGCCGAAGCCGAAGCCCCGCCCGCGGAGTTCTCCACCGAGCGACCGCCGGAACCCGAACCCGTCACGGCCGAGATGGTCGTACCGGAGAGGGCTCAACCGCCCACTCCACCTGCTGTCCGAGTTCGTGCTGTCGCGGACCCCGACCAGATGGTGACCATTCGCCCACTCACCACCGTCAAGCGCATCCGCATCGGGACCAAGTGGTACTCCTTCCTCAAGGGGAAGGCGTGCATGGTTCCGGCCAACGCGGTCCCGCACTTGCGGCGTAAGAGCATCATCGGATGACCCAGAACACCTCCAGTGCCCGTGAACTGGTCCTCCTGCTGCGGAAGCGGCTGGGGGACGATCGGTTCATCCTGCCTGGCTTCTCGCTCCAACTGGACGACAAGTCATGCACGGACGCGAGCGTGGAGGTGCGCCAAGGATACCTCCGCACGTTCACCGTCAATGGGGTTCGTGCGGAGGATCTCACCATCGACCTGTCAGACTACGATACCAACACCCTTGGTAAGCTGGTCACGTTCATCAACGCGCAGCCTGGATACTGCGCCGTGCCGGATCGGTTGCTCGACACCGACCACCCGGCTATCGACATCGCATCCAAGCCGTTCGGTGACCTCAAGGCACCTGGCGGCGTCGAGTTCAAGCACCGTCGCTGGAGCGACGAGGAGCTTGAGGAGTTGCTGCGGCAGGGCATCGAGCGACACAACGTCAGCTACGAGCTATCCACAGTCCCTCGCAACGAGTTCCAGTTCGTCCTGAACCTCTCCCACGCGAACGCCCTGCGTGTGCTCGCCACGAACGCGGTGAAGCGGGCGGGGCTCAACGCCACCGTGTCCGACTTGATCGCGCTCGCGGAGTCCTACGAGACGGCGTACCGCGACGACCGCAAGAGGCAGGACCGCGCCATCCCAGTCCCCACCATCCGCGACGACGATGTGGGTGAGGGCGATGTCGTCCAGGGCGAGATGTACCGCCGTTCGGGCCGCACAGGTTTCGTCAGCCCCATGGCTGCCAACCTCCCGCCCGAGCCTCCAGTGCTCCTTGAGCCCTTCGATCAGGACGTGGGCGACACCGTGATCCGTGTCCGGTGGAAGCGCCCCCGTGACTACGACTTCTACGCGCTCGAAGTGTGGCGCGATACCAAGGAGGACGTGAGGCGTACCCGCACGGGTATCTTCGCTCGCAACCCCACGGCGATCAGCCGAGGCGAGCAGTTCGCCCCGACCACGTCCAAGCTCGTGTTTCAGACCTTCGGTGCCAACTCCAACTTCGACACCGTGGGGTTCGCCACGTTCTTGGAGGAGTTCGGCCAACTCATCACGTCGTTCATCGACGGAGGCGACAACGTGGACGTGGCAGCGACCGTTGGTGGCGGCCCGCTGGAGCCCGAGACGACCTACTACTACCGGGTCTACGTCGTGGATCTCAACTACGAGATCATCGACTCCAACACGGTGCGCGCCACTACCAAGCGGCTGCGAGCCCGCGCCGACCTACAGACCCCGGTGACCCCTGCGCTGGGGCCCCTCGCTGGCGGCACCCTGGTGACGCTCAAGGGCGAGCGCTTCCATGAGGGGATGCGCGTGAGGCTGGGCGACAAGTTCGTGACTGGACTTACCATCGTTAGTCCCACGGAAGCCACGTTCCTCACGCCACAGTTCCAGAACGACCGCCTCGTCAACCGCAGCCTCGATCTGGTCATCTTCTCGGACACCGGGCTCGAAGATGTCAACTCGCTCGTCTGGAAGGTGACGGCGTGATCGAGATTCGCATGGAGAACCCGGAGAAGTTCGACCGGGCCATCAGCACGCTCGACAGGGCGTCCAAGCAGTTCCTCGCCCAGATGAACACGGTCGTCGCCAAAAGCGTGGACGAGGCCCGCGACGCGCTCAAGGATGCCATCTACGGTCGAGGCGGGCAGATCCAGCTTCGGCTGCGCTCGCTCTCTCGCCAGTGGCTCGATACCAAGGCTGCGAAGGGCTGGCGCATGGAGACGTTGCGCCGGCTCGACCAGTACGTCGAGGCTATCGGCACCCGCCACCACGGCAGGAAGCACTACCTGGGTCTGCCGAAGCGGCGCTACCCTGGTACGAAGATCACCTACGCCCAGCTTGCGCTGTTCCTCGAAAACGGTACGCGCTCGATGGACCCCATCCCCCACTGGCAACCTACGAAGAAGTGGCTCGTCCAACGTGTCCGCACTGCCGCGGGGAAGGAGGTCGCTCGTGCCCTATCTTTCCGTTGATCGAGGCATCGCCACGCGCTTTGCCCGTGCTGCTGAGTTCATGCACCGCAGGAAGTACCCCATTCTGCGGTTCCCTCAGATCGATCCCACCGATCCGCTTCCAAGCGAGACGCCCACGGATGCTTTCCTTGGTGGCTTCTACGCCAAGGATGCGACGAAGTCAGACCCGATCCGGCTGGAGACGCCGCTCGGTGGACGCTCGCGCCTCGTGAACGTCTACGAGTACGAAAAGAGCGGGCAGGATGCGGCGGACTGGCCCGCGATCACCTACAGGTTCGTGGATGAGCGGTTCCGTGCCGAGAACTACCACCCCATCGACCCGCTCGCGGACAACTGCCGCGACTGCGGGTTCACGACGGATGCCGTGACGGGCGAGGTCAAGAGCGGCCCCGACACCGTCACCATCCTCGACCACCCCGACCCCATCACCTTGGAGTACGAGATCAAGGTGTGGGCTCAGACCAAAGAGGAGGGCTACGCCCTGCTCTCGCTGGTCAAGCGACTGTTCCCCGCGCGCACCTTCCTTGAGGTGTGCCGGCGGGACCGTAGCGTTGTCACCTACGATGTCATCCGTACCCGCGGTCCCGTATGGGCTGGCGGACTCGACCCCACCCTGCCGGAAGGTGACCCCGGAGAACGCTTCTACTCGTGGGCTATCACCTACGAGGTCGAGGCTTACGAAGATAACACCTTGGAGGCCGGTGAGGCCGGGGACATCCACCCGACCATCCTCCAGCGGTGCGTAACCATCGAACCACGGGACACCGAAGGCGATCCGGCGCCGGATGGTGTACCCTTTGAAACACCAGGGAGGTGCTGACCCATGTACGAAGTCAAGAACCTGCGCACCCGCCAAACGACCCTTGCCCTTCCTGGTAAGGGCATCGTCCTGACCCGCCGTGGTCGCAAGGGAGACAGCGCACTCATTCTCGACCGGGAGAAAGACGACCCGGCAGTCCAGGCACTCGTGAAAGCGAAAGCCATCCGCATCTCGCGGACCAGTCACGGCGAGACGCCCGACACCCCCGTGGTGAAGGCCGAGCTTCAACGCATCGCCGCCACGAACAGCGCCCACGAGCGCGCCGCCATCCGAGCTCGCGGCGAGGTGCCGTCGAGCAACCCCGTCGCCAAGAAGCGCTCCAGCAAGCGCAAGGAGGACTAACCCATGGTCGATTTCCTCAGCCCCGAAGTGATCGTTCGGGAGCAGCCGTCCAGCGCGGTTGCTCCTCCGAGCGTTCCATCGTCCATCCCCTACATGCTCGCCACTGCCGAGCGTGGCCCCATCAACCGCCCGCAACTGGTCATCGGGATCGAGGACTACGCTTCGATCTACGGGACCGACGACGGCGGCGACGGCTTCCAGTCCGTCGTGGGGTTCTTCCTCAACGGCGGGCGTCGCATGTACGCCAACCGGGTGGCCCACTACCTCAACATCCTCGACCCCCTCACCCTGACTGCGGTTGCTGCCGCACTCACGGCGAACACGTCGGGGACGGCAGCCACGGCAGCGAGCACCACGGTCACCCCTGACGGGCCCTGGGACTTCTCGCTGGCGAACGGGGTCGTGCAGCCGCCGACCTTGATTGCCTCCATCGACGGCAACCCGGCCGACACCGCCACCATCCTCGGTACGCCGGCTGTGCTCACGGCTCCTGGCGCCCCTGGTGGCGTCGGCACACCGGGCGACACGCTGACGTTCACCGTCAACGGCCAGACTCAGGTCTACACCGTGCCTGTCGCTCCGCCGACCACGGCGGCTGAGTGGGCCCTGGACATCGCTGCCCAGCTTCCCGGTGTCTTTGGCGCCGTGCTTGGCGGCGCTGTCGTGCTCACGACTGACCGCGAGGGCTCCAGCGCCCAGGTGGACTACGTCAGCGGCACGGGAACCGCGGGCGTGGACTCTGGCTTTGGTGCAGGGCCCGTGTTGGGCGTCAACGCTGGCCCCAACAACGTCGCGGACAAGAGCGTGGTCACCCCGACCGAACTCGCCGCGATCCTGCTCTCGGACTGGGCCTCTGGTGGTGGCGTCGCTACTGCCGTCGTGGGCGACACCGTGCAGGTGGACACGAACACCACCGGGTCTGCCGGCAGCATCGGCGCCGTCTCGGGCACCATCATCACGGCAGGCGTGGTGAGCTTCAACCCGTTGCCGCCCATCACGGGCGCCAACGCAGGGTCGCCCACCGTCCCGACGCTGGACTTCGCGGCGACCTCTGAGGGTGAGCACGGCAACTTCCTCGCCGTGACCACTCGCCGCCGCGACCGGGTCATCTCTCTCATCACTGACGACATCACGGGCGGCGTGACCGAGATCCAGGTGGACGTGACCACGCAGTACCGCGTGGGGATGCAGATCTTGATCGAGGACCCCGTCACCCTGGGTGTCATGCGAGCCATCGTGCTCAAGGTCATCGGCAACCGTGTGCTGCTCGACACGACCTACACCCCGAGCGCGAACATCCTCGTGGTGAACTCTCCCACGGTGACCAAGGAAACCTTCGACGTTACCTTCATCATCGACGGTGAGGCAGACGAGCCCTACGGGGACTTGTCCATGAGCCCCAGCGACGTGGGGTTCTACGTCGGAAACGTCATCGGCATCGACCCGACCCAGTTGGACCCGCGCCAACGGATCTACGTCGAGCAGGACTACGCGGTGGCGCTCGCCAACGACGTGGACCCGCGCCCGGTGGACATCACGGCGCAGCCCCTCACGGGCGGCATCAACTCCGACCCGCTCACGGACAACGACTACGTGGGGTCCGACGTGACCAACACGGGCCTGTTCGCCCTCGACATCGTCAACGACTTCGACATGGGCACCGTGCCCGGCATCGAGACGGTGGCGGTCCACAACGCCATGCTGGACTACGCCTCGCGCCGCGAGGACCACGTCGCCATCATGGAGTCGCCGGAAAACCTCACCCCGACCCAGGTCAACACCTACAAGAACGTCACTGCCAACCTGTTTGGCACCTACGGCATCATGTACGCGGGTCGCATCCAGGTTCTCCGCTCCTCGACGGGGCAGGCTGAGCCCTTCCCGGCTGCGATGTACGCCGCGGGTGCCTACGCCCGCACGGACCAGACGCGGAACATCAGCGAGGCACCGGCAGGGGTCGAGAAGGGGCAGCTTCGCGGCACCCTTGGTATGTCTGACGGCAACCTCTACGCGGACAAGGGGAACCGAGACACCATCTACCCCGAGGGCATCAACCCGATCTGGTCGAAGCCAGGCCAGGGCGTCGTGATGTGGGGTCAGAACACCCTCGACCCCGGATCCGACCGCGGCGCCATCGGTGTGCGCCGTGCGTTCATCTTCTTGCGCAAGGGTCTACAGGCGCTCTCCGAGTTCGTCCTGTTCGAGATCAACACCCCCTCCCTGCGAGGACGGTGGCGCAAGCTGGCGACCGGCTACCTCCGCGAGCAGCGGCGGGCCGGCATCATCAAGGGTGCGTCGGACGATGAGGGGTTCTTCATCGTGTGCGACGAGAGCAACAACCCTCCGAGCGTTGTCAACGCGCGGAAGTTCTTTGCGCGCGTCGGCGTCAACGTGCTTCCTGGCATCGACTTCGCGGTCATCGACATCGAGCGCGACACTCGTGCTCTCGACGCAGAGTTGGCCTCCGCGGCCTAACCATCGAAGGAGTAAGCCATGCCTGGACGTGCAAGCACTCAAGACCCGCTCAAGGTCTTCAACTACGCTGTCGAGATCGACGGCTTCAAACGACTCGGCTTTGCCGAGGTCACCGGCCTCAAGGCCAACACCGAGGTGGTGGAGTACCGCGAAGGCGGCATGAACGAGTCCGTCCGCAAGAGCGCGGGCCTCTCGTCCTACGACAACATCACCTTCAAGCGGGGTCAGATCATCGACCCCAACGAGGAGGGGGAGGACGACTTCTACGACTGGTATCTCCAAGTCCAGTCCGTCCGTACCCAGGGCTACAAC